TTGTTGCGTCGGAGTCATAGTATAGTTTTTTAAAGTTCTCACCACCTTTGTCTAAAGCATTTGATGTACTACCCATCATACACTTACCTATAATTTTTGAACCTAATCTCAAACAAGTTTTTGTAACCCTCCAGTTATTTAATATGTTTGTAGGTCTTTCCCATTTACCACTTTCATCGTGGACTAATAGTTTTAATTTTTCCCCGTCGTACGAGTTGTCCCCGGTGTTCTTCCAGTCGATCGTGGTATCGAGACCGGTAATCTCTTGTAGCTTTTCATTGGTATCAAGCTTTTTTCTCGTAAATTTGGACGCGGGAACTCTGTACGCAAGTTCCGTCTTCGGCCTGTCCATACCGTCCTGGATTGGCTTGAAGAAGAAGGGATAATTAACTGAGATGGGTACAACTTTATCAGTAAACATCTTTTTCGCATCTGGACCAGACTTTGATAAAATTCCGAATCTGGAGTCTGTGGATATTGTAGCTTGATTAACCGTTTCGCCTGAGGCCATGAAAGAAAACCCTGACCGTCTGTTCTTAAGATAGCACATTCCGTAACAACGTACATCTGCTTTACAAGCTTCCCAGAATATAAAGAATAATCTGTTTGACTCCCTAAAGTCTGCTGCCCCAACATCAATTTTGGACCACTGCAAGTACATGTAGTGAGTACCAGTAATATAAGAAGGCTTGTCTTTATTAAAAAACCAAAAACCTTCTTCACGCCTTTTAAACTCTGTATCAATATAGTCATACCACTTTTCTTTAAACTGTGAAGGGTATTCGTCCCAATCAAATACCGATTTTATCTTTGAAAGCTCTTTTGGGTATTCCGTGTGTTTCCACTTGTCTCCTTCAAATTTAATAACATCATCTTTCTTTGGCAATGCTATTTTTACTCCTTGTATTTCGTAAACCTCTCCTATCTGCCCGGTCTTACTGATTACAACTACGTCGTGTTCTTCGTTATAACCGTACTCCCATTTCTTATACCTGTTTAACCTTTTTAATATCTTAGGTTTAATATAGTCTTTTAATACTGCTACTAAGGTTTGTTCGTACATTATCTAGATCTTCCTTCTGCAAAACCTCTAAAAGCTTTTTCTTCTTTAGCTTCTTTTGGGTTTTCATTTAATCTTTCATCCTCCTCTTCTATTCTAGCAAGTATTTCAAAAGCATCGAATATAGCTAATTTTTTTGTTGCGGCAGCATTTTTAAGTCTGTCAGCTGATAAATCATCTTCTGAGTCAACGATCTTTTCTTCTGCCACTTTAATTAACTCCTTAACTGCTTTTTGCCCAGCTAGGATTATATTCTTCTTGGTTTCTTTTGTGTTCATACTTAATTACAATATCATTAGATTTCATACAATAAACTCTTTGATCGTCTATTATAAAATCCCATTCACTGCCGGGTGTAAACCCTACTGTGTCCCCTGGATTGATATTAAGCGCTTTTAAAGAACTATTACCTATTTTTAATATACCAATAAGGTCTTGCTCTTTTTGTGATCTTAAAGTGTCTTTGTTTTTTAAAGGCATTACAAAGCATCTGTCTCCAAATGATTTCCAATCCCCTGTATTTTTATACAAATATATTTGATCTGCCGAACAAAAGTGTAAGTCATCTTTAAAATGAGATCTACTTCTTTTCTTATTACCTCGGATATCATAAAAAACTCTAAATACATTATGATGTATTACTATAATATCGCCTTTTTTTATACTTGTTTTAAAAGCTTTTGGTGTTTCAACCACTATAGCTAAATTGTTTACAGACTTAAAGTCTTCAATTTTAGTGTTTAGTATTAATGTAACGTCGCCTAGCTTTACCTTGTTATCGTATCTATCGCCAATAGGTTTGACGATAAAATCGTATAGACTTCTCATTTAATATTCTAAATCATACTCAACGGATATTGCCATGTTAGAATTAAACTTCTTCCATGGCATCACCTCATTTCCTTTCTTTATGTAAATACTGTAAGAATTAGATTGTGCGTCATGTAGTATGCAATCTATAGTATGTCCACCATAAACGTTTTGCCCTACTGAATAGTGCATAGCGTCATTCTTATAGTCAGAACCTATACTTATTTTTCTTACAACAGAACTCATTATTCCGCTATCTCAAGAGTTTTTGTTTCTTCTTCTTGCTTAGCTTCTTCATAAGTACCATCAGCTAAGTTTACAGTGATGTCACCATACTCTTCTCTGATTTCAGCCTTAATACCATCTAATTCTTTCACAGCTTCAAAATGCGCTGATAGGTATTCTGCTTTTCTTGCCTCTAAAAATCCTACTTCCGTAAGTATAGAGTTCATTTTTCCTGTTGCGTCTTTAATAGACTTTAATTGTTCATCTGTTAATTTTCCCATTTTATTTAATTTAATTGGTTACTGTTATTACTATTATTACTTGTTTTTAATCTTTTTACTTTTTAAATAAAGGTCCTAGCTTATCTACTATTTTCTCACCACTTCTACCAATTACATAACCTCCAATACCTATTTCTAGTAATTGCCAAAACTCAGGCTCTAAAACAGGTGTTATAAGTCTTGTAGACAGCTGCGATATGAATTTAGTATATATAATTATAAAACCAAATGAAAGCATTAGTATTGGTCTCCAACTTCTTTGTAGCCAATTACCTTTAGCTTCTGCTACAATAATCTCAGTTTGCATTTTCTGAAGCTCTAATTGAGCATCTTGTAATACTTTGAATATTTGATTTCTAGCATTTAGCCTTTCTTCTTCGCTGGTAAATAAGCTATCAACTACATCACCGACTTGTTTAAAGACTTTAGTACTGAAAAATTCTAATATCTTTTTCATTAGTCAACTGGTTTTCCTGGAGTATACCCAAAAGATCCTGTATCTGTTCTAACAGTGTAAGAACCTAGTTTACCTTTTCTTTTTGTAACTACTGATTTTGGATATTTTGCTTTAACAGTTTCAAACTGCTCATCAAATCCTTTAACGTCTTTTGCTGCTTTTGGTTTTTTTTCAGCTGGTTTTTTAGGATCTTCTTCTATGTGAAGAGGAGATATAAATCTTTTTATTTTAAACGCCATTGTTATTTTGCTTTTCTATATGCCTCAGCTTCCCAAGGTAGGTTTTTAGCTCCTTCTTTCATTTGAGCCCTTGAGTATTTTTTACCTTTCCAATACACATTATTATCGTCGTAATCTAAATCACCACGCTTCATTTGATCTATATGTACCTTTTCGTGTTTTACAACACTGTTTAATTTAGCAGGTGACAGGTTATTGTTTATAACAATAGTACCATTATTATTAGCTTTTCCTAAAACGCCGTCTTCCATATCTACGCTATAAATAGGTGTGTTATCTATAGCGTATGGAGGATTTTGTAATTTAAAAGCCATTAACTTACTTTTTACAGTGCTTAGACATCCAAGAACCTTTCATAGCTAATGGAGATTTACCTAATTGAGACCCATATCCTTTGTTAAGGTTTTTAATAGCGGATCCTTTTTCTGCAATAGGATTGTCTTTAATTAAGTTTTTCTTTTCTTGCTTGTTGTAATTTTTCATTTTTATATATATTTATTATTAACAATTCCATCTTCTTCTAGCGGCTCTTCCTCTTTCTGAGGTCCATCCTTTTGATCTAGCACAGAATGATTTTCTTCTTTTAGCAGCCTTACTTCCTTTCTTTAATTTAGAAGGAGGTGTTGTTACAGCTGTTTGCAATTTACTACCAGGGTTATCTCTTTTATATTTCTTAACACCTTTTTCAGACATACCACCTCCGGCGGCTGCGCCTGTACCTGTTTTGTTTGCTTTGTTGTAATATCCTTTAGATTTCTTTTTAGAAGGTGCTGGTGGCTTACTCTTCTTTAAGAAAGGACTTGATGATTGTATAAATGCCATATCTTATTCTTTTAATTTAACCCACTTAGATAATGTATATCCTATTGTTACTAACAGTAAAAGTATTTTTAAATATACTTCTATATTAGTCATTGTCACTGCCATTGTAGCTAGATTTATTGCGTATAATTTCACATCTTGAGTTATCATAACTCTATTATTTAGCTCGTTGCGTAATTGGTCCTTTCATAGAGCTACACCCGCAGTGCGCTTTAGAAATCTCCATTCCGTATTTACCTGAACTAGAGCCTTTACCTTGAGGTAATGATTCTAAATTTAATGGTCCATCCCATATAGCGTTCTGGCCTGATGCTTTGTTTTTAACGTTATCCATATCTTTATTTTTTAAATTTATTTTTTTTCAGGTTTAATCCATCCTTGAGCTATCCCAATATCTTTTTGAGTTATTTTACCGTCTCCAGATAAATCCTCCATGTATAAAGGTGTTATTTCTCTTTGAGGCATGCTCTTAGCTCTTTGATCTGGTGTTCCAAATACATACTGAGCGTTTGCAGCTTGATTTGGATTAAATACAGGTTTAGCATTCCCCATTTCATTTGAAGGTACAGGTACTCCTGGATTTTGTAGTATTGGTTTAGCCAATAAGTTTTCATCTTGTTTTATCATTGTTGACGTTTTTTATAGATACACTTAATACTTTATCTGTATAAGTATCTCCTTTCATTATTCTGTTTCTACTACTCGTAGGTATATCATCTTGACCTAACATTATCCTATAAATTCTATTTATAAGTTGCTTGCCTTTAAATGATACTTTATATATATGATACTTTTGAGTAGTTCTATTTCTTTTTCGCCAAACAGAGATCCAGTCTTCCTTCAATAACTTATTCCATCTTCTATTATTCCAACTGTATGAAAACGTACCTGTTTTAAAATCTTGTTTAGTAAACATGTCTAAACAATCTAAATAAATTAATAGTTCTAGATCAGCATCATTTAAGTCATTATTTCTACATGCCCACTTTCGTATGATTCTGTAGTGTTTTAATAACCCTAATTTTTTAACATCACTAGCATCTATTCTCATAAAACTACAACTATATCTTGCATTTTTATAACTTGATACGGATCACCTTCTATTTCTATTGTGTGACCAGCGTGTCTATCGTAGTAAATTAAATTACCTTCATTTAGACCTGCTTTGGTTGCTTCTTCTCCAGGGGATATTACAGATGCTTTTATGTATCTTATATCCTCCCTTTGTTTTTCGGCAAGAAGTAAACCGCCTTTAGTAGCGGCCACTCCTTCTTTTTGTTTCTTTATTATTAAGTTTCTACCTATCGCCTTCATTTGCTCTTAAATTATTAATTACACAATCAGTTGATAATATTGTAGTAGCTACAGATGCAGCATTTCTTAATGCACTTTTGGTTACCATTAACGGATCAATTATACCGTGTTTAACCATATCTACAGGTGCTCCTGTTATTGCATTCAAACCAACACCTTTATCTTGTGGTTCGGACGCTGTGATACCTGCATTTTCTAATATTGTAAAGTAAGGGGCTTTTATAGCTCTTAATAAAACTTCTTCACCTAATCCTTCACTTTTAATATATGTTGAAGCATTTAATAATGCAACGCCTCCGCCTGGTACAATACCTTCTTTTACGGCTGCTTTTGTTGCACAGATAGCATCTTCAACTCTATCAGTTTTTTCTTTTAACTCTACTTCAGAGTTTGCACCAACTTTAACCACCGCAATTTTAGCGGTTAGCATTGATAACCTTTTTTCAAGCTTTATAACTTCCCAGCTTTTTAGCGTGTTATTCGTAAGCTTTTCTTTTATGCTACGTATTACATCCTTTATTTTTTCGGATGCCTCAGAGACCGTTATAACAGTGTCCTCGTGTGAGGTAACACTTTTTAAACAAGATCCTAAATACTCTACGTCAATTGAATCAAGGTCATCACCTAAATCTTCATTAACTATTGTAGCACCAGTTAGTAAAGATAGATCTTCAAGTACTTCTCGTTTGCTAATACCATAAGTAGGAGCGTTGATTACATTTACTTTTAGATTACCTTTCTTTTTATTGGTAGCCAGAGTTGATAAAACACCTTGTTCTAAATCGCCTATGATAAGCAAAGGTTTATTGTTTTTTATTACGTACTCCAGCACTTTTTGTATATCTCTTATAGTATTAACCGGTGATTCCATGATTAACACTAATGGATTTTCTAATTCAGCTGTTTTTGTTTGTTCGTTTGTAATGAAATGAGAATTTGTTAAACCTTTATCATAAGGTACACCTTCAATTAATTCAGAAACAGTTTTACCGTCACCGGCAGTTTCCATCATTACAATACCTGTATTATCTACAGATCTAAACGCGTCAGCTATAATAGAGCCTAATTCATTGTCGTTATTAACAGATATAGAAGCTATATTATCTAGCATGTCTCCTTTTACGTCAACTGCTAGCTTTTCTAAATACTTAATTACTTTTTCAACTGCAGAATTAATACCATCTTTTATTTCTCTGGCATTTTTCTTCTCCGAAACAGCATAAGCTTCTTTTAATATAGCGTGCGCTAAAACAGTTGCGGTAGTTGTACCGTCACCTGCTTCTTGAACAGTTTTTCTAGCGGCTTCTTTTAACAGTGTAGATCCCATATTTTCGACTGGGTCAAACAATATTATAGAATCAGCTACAGTAACACCATCTTTTGTTATCACGGGTTTACCCGTACCATCTTCTAGCATCACGCATTTACCGCCAGCTCCTAATGTAGAGCTGACAGCATTTGCTAACTTTTCTATTCCTTTAAATACTTGATCTCTAGCATCGTCACCAAAGTTCAAGTTTTTGACAATTCCGTTCATATTTAATTTAATTTGATTTGATTTAATTTACCTTTTTCAGGTATACGAGTATTATTACTCGTTTTCTTCGATTTTTACCTAATTAATCTTCAGCCTCAGGCTCTTGCGGCTCTTCAACCTCAGGTGTTGGTGGTACAGGCTCTCCGATAGTTAGTGTAACACTTGTAGGTGTAATCAAACTATCTATTTGACTTTGTATGCTTGCTTCAATGCCAGCAACTTGCTCATCACCCATTGCTCCTTTAGTCCAAGCAACTACTTCATCATTTGTTAATTGATCAAACGGTATGAATTCTGTTATCTGACTTGTGTCTAGAGTTTGTGTTCCAATGTTTGTAGCTGAGTAGCTTTTCCCTTCAGGGTCTTCAGAGTCCTCTGAGGTGCCTGTTACAATCCAGTGCACATTGTACACTACATCCGCTTCGTTGTTTTGTTCTGGGTAGCAATCTACTGTTTTGCAATTCCAATTGTAAGTTGTCATAATCTTTGTTTTTAATTTTGGTTTATTTATTTATTTATTTATTTTATTTATTTATTTATCTACGGACAAGTACCCCAAACCGGCTTATTAGCGTTAGTTAGTGCCGATGAGGTGCTAAAATTAGTTGGTTCTGAGGTAATATTTGTAACACACCAACCTGATAAGTCTTTATTGAAAACTGTTGCACCGTTAAACATTTCAGACATATTAATCACATTACTCACATCCCAATTTCCTATAGCTACATTGAAAGAGACTGCGCTTTTAAACATACTACCCATATAAACAACGCTGCTAACATCCCATCCGGTAATATCGTTATTAAAAGACGTGGAGTTCATAAACATTGAAGACATATTAGTCACACTACTCACATCCCAGGAATCAATATCTTGGTTAAAAGCTGATGTTCCGCTATTAGGTAATCTAAACATACTACCCATGTCTGTTACGCTACTCACGTCCCAGTCACTTAGCGGCTGATTAAAAGAGGTTGCACCATAAAACATTGATCTCATATATGTCACATTACTCACATCCCAGCTTTCAATATCTTGATTGAAAGAGGTTGCAACATAAAACATAAGACCAGTATTCCAAGCGTTACCTAAATCCCAAGAACCAATATCTTGATTGAAAGCAGACGCTCCCTTAAACATACCTTGAAACACGGTGCCATTACCTGTATTCCAAGAACTAATATCAGCATTAAAAGTTGTTTTATTTTCAAACGCATAACTAAAATCTGTTACCCTACTCACATCCCAGTTTGGCATAGTACCAAAAGGTGTTACGTTGTAAAGACCCGTAACAGGTTCTTGAGCTAAGCAGGTAGCTATAATTGAATTAAAATTAGTGTCTGTTATATATAAAGTTCCTCCTGCATCATAGTTTCTAAATTGAAGTAAATTACTTTCATCACCTGGCCCGTAGTTAGAATCAAATTTACCTACTATAGCGTCATCAAATGAATCAACTAAATCATCCGTCGTTGGATTGACAGTCGAGACAACATCCTGCAATGAAAAAGTAGTTGTATTTGGTACTGCCATTATTTTTCTAGTTTTTCTAATCTAGCTTCCAATTCTGCAATTTTAGCAATTAATAAATCTATATAAGCAACAGACTTAAATCCTTGGCTGTCTTCTCTTACAAACTCAGGGTTGGTTTTTTCTAGCTCTTGCGCTATAACACCATATCTCTTCTGTCCTTTTTCTGTTTTTAATTCAAAAGTTTTCCAATCTACTTCAACTTTATTATCACATACTTTTTCAACATTTTCTTTTAGTCTTTCATCAGATGATAGTATAAAGTTTGCAGCTGTCACTGTAGATGTAAATCTACCGTCACCAGTCACATCTAACTTGTATGATGGACTTGTTTGACTTATACCTATGCTACCACTCGAGTTTAATATTATATCACCGCCATCTGATGCTTTAATTTCAAAATTTCCAGTACCTGTGTGTATTATTTGAGAAAGTGCGTTAGCACCTGAATTATGTCTTATTATTCTTAAATTGTAAAAACTAGTTGCTGCGGCATCACCTATCATGTCAATGTAAGCATACCCGTTACCGCTCCTATTTTGACCTATTTTTATTTTATGCTCACTTCTTGAACTACCTGTTGCTCCTATGAAAAGATCTTCAGTAAGCTCTATGTCACCATGAACGTCTAACTTTCTTCCTGCTGAGGGACTAGTCGTTCCAATCCCGACGTTACCAATCCCATCAATAACCATCCGTTGAGTTAAGTTAGCTGATGCGTTTGCGGTTTTAAATATTAAATTTGCTGCATTAGTGTTTGGGGGATATACTGATGCTAGTATTTCTCCTCCGGCTTGCACCGCAGAACTTGAATTTGTTTTTCTAAGCCTTAAGCCATAACTAGTTTGAGAAGCACCTGCTGGAGAATTTATAGTTACGTGACCAGTAACTTCTAATTTTGTGCTTGGCGAAGTCGTCCCGATACCTATGTTACCCGCTTGAGTCATGGTAAAATTAGTTTGTGAACTACCACCTGGAGAAGATTTTAAATTGAATGATCCGGCATTTTGAGTTATTTGTATTTCACTCGTTAAATCATTGTTTTGACCAAACCATATATAATCACTACCTGACACGTCTCCATTAGAAGCATCTATATATAATCTAGAAACACCATTACCAGTGTTACCAATACTCACGTCAGTTTGACTATTTGAGTCACTTACAACACTTAATTTTTGTAGAGGACTAGGCGTCCCGATCCCGACGTTGCCATCAAAGTAAGATGTTCCATCAGAGTTAACGTTCATTATTGGTACACCAGATATATCAGCAACTGAAAATATATCACCAGATAAATCATCTGTAACTGAGAATAGCTGACCTTGTGTTCCTTGGACGTCAAGTTTAGCGTTAGGTGTTGCTGTTCCAATTCCAACATTTCCAATATCCGTGATTCTCATTCTTTCAGACCCATCAGTATGCCATTTTATACCACCAGAAATTGTATAATTAACTTGTCCTGAGCTATCCCAATAAATTTGAGCTTTATTAACATTATTAGCTTTAAGGAAAATACCCCCACTTAAATCTGTTCTTGCTGAACTAACACTTAAAGAGCTAGTGTTTGCTGATAAATTTGTTGGACTAGTCGTCCCGATACCAACGTTACCTCCGTTGAAGTAGGAGTTTCCACTCATTGATATGTTTGCTATTTGAGTACCTGCAGCGTTTCTAAATCCGTAATTTTGGTCACCAAATACTCTGACGTAATTACCTCCATAAAAAGCATTATCATTGCCAGTGACTATTTGAGCTATACCAGCTACTTGAAGAGGTGTAGATGGATTAGTGATCCCGATCCCGACGTTGCCTCCGTTTAAAATAATACCCGAACCTGTTAATTGAACGCTAGAAGAGTTTTTATCAGAATATACCTGTATATCCCCATCAGCGTCTGTACCAACGTATCCATCTCTAACAGCATCTCTACCTACGAAATTTATATAGTTCCAATCACTGGTGTCTGTTGATGTACTTTGAAGTGTTAGCTTTGGATCACCTGGTATTAATATATTTAAAGCACCAGTCAAAGGATAACTTGCTCCAGCCGAAAGCGGTAAGTAAGGACCGCCTGCGCCGCCTCCACTTGATACTGTAATATTACCAGAAGCATCTGATACTAAAGTACCTGCGCCATACGCATCTAGCTTTAAACTACCAGCATTAGATATACGCATTTGTTCTTGCCCTGTCCCTGTAAAGAAACTTAAATATGCAGACCCCGTAGCGTCTGTGGAAATAGCTGATATTTTAGCTTTAACACCTTCATTGCCCGTGTCACTTGAATAAAATTCAATACCACCTATTATTTCATCAGCAGCTGCTGTAACGTCGTAATTAGTTAATCTTATTTGATTTTCTCTAATGCCGGATATTTCTAACAGATTATTAGGACTAGTAGTCCCGATACCAACGTTGCCTGTAGACAGTATAGCCATTTTAGCAGTATATCCTCCTGCGCTTCTTGTCCCAAAGAGTAAATCTCCATAATAAGAGCTATGGTTAGTTATTCTTGATGTTATCTCAGCAACTGCTCCGTTACCGCTTTGAAAAAGAAGAGTTGCTTGGTTGTTAACAGTAGTGTCTGTTTGACTTAAAGCTATAATTGGACCTGTGTGAGCGCCAAAACCTGTACTAGTAGATGCTTTAGAAACAGTCAATTGTCTACCAGGGCTAGTTGTCCCGATACCGACGTTGCCACCTGCTGCTATTGTTACTCTTGTAGTATCATTTGTTTTAAGATGCAAAGGGTGATTTGTAGTTACACCTAAAACACCAGTAGCGCTTTGAGATTGTATTCTTACATTTGCACCGCTTGTTCTTAAAACATCTATTTGACCATTACCACCACTACCACCTGTAACAGATATGTTGCCAGAAGATATTGTCCCTGCAAAAGTTGCGGTAGTGTTTGTTAATATTAATCTATCATCGCCTCCTGTTCTGAAGGTCTGTGTATCAGCTGTAAATCTTATATAAGTATTCGTATCTCCACTGTGATAAATATATTCAGGAATATAAACATCCCCTGCAAAAGTTGCGTTTTGTGAGGCGTCTAGTTCAAGTGCTTCAGTACCAACTGTAAAAAACTTCATTGTTGAACCAAGTGATTCAGCTCTTAATTCTACGTTATCTCTATCTGAGGAGTTTAATAATAATTTAGCTCTTACAGTTCCAGCGTCTGTTAAATACAAGTTGTCTTCAACTAAAACATCTCCAGAGAAATTTGAATCACCACTTGAGTTGATATCCAGTATTGGTACACCAGATATATCTGACACAGCGAATATAGATCCGCTTAAATCGTCTGTTACTGAAAAAAGTTGACCTTGTGAACCCTGTATATCTACAACAGTGCCACCATCTGCTCCTGTAACAATTAATCCTTTTTTTATTTTAAATTCGTTTGCCATATTATCTTTTTTTCACTGTCCAAAAAGTTATTATTTTATAATCCAAATCTGTTTTTTTGCGCGTTATAGTTTTGTTTTATTTCAGTTGCTGTTAATGGTCTATTATATACTCTAGCAGACGCAATATTGCCTTGAGCTTTACTGTAGCTTGTACCTGAACCATAATTTGTAGCTAATCTTAAGTTAGAGGCAGGTTGTGTATACTCGTTTTGTACCGTATTACCAGCTGGAGTTTGAGCAACAGTATCAGCATAGAAGGCTTTAGCAAAAGACGTTCCATCGTAAGTAAATACCCAATGATACCAGTTATCTAAAGCAGGTATGTAGTTTTGGTAATCACAATCATTTCCATACATACCAAAAACAAAACCTCTACCAGTGTTTGAGGCATTTATATGTAACCCTTTACTTACAGCAGGCGGACCTTGTCCCCATAAAGAAAAATTATAGTTTTCTATATAACAAAATGTTTCAAGAGAAAAACCGCCTGTTAAATCAACTGTTCCTAAATCTGCGTAATCATCAACCCCGTCAAATTCCCAAACACCTCCATTATCAGTACTAAATCCAGGAGTATTAACAAAAGTAGCATTAGGTGTTCCTGCTAAATTATTAACTGAAGAGCCAGATCCTGAATAACTTCTTTCACTACCTGGATCTATATCGTAAATTAATCCGTCTGTTACTATATTTGGTCCTGTATACATTATATAAATCTGTTTTTTTGTGCGTTATAATTTTGTTGAGACTCTGCTGCTGTCAAATTCCTATCATAAATCATTATACTAGCTATCTCTCCATTGCCAAACTGATAATTTGTATAGGTATTAAATCCGTGATACCCAAAAGTAGATAAATTTACAGCTTTAAACTCAACCATATGCCACTCTCCATCAATTAAATTATCGTATATGTTATTGTATAAAACTAAATCTTGATAATACTGAGGGCTTCCTACTCCGCTGCCATTATAAAATTTACTACTTGATTTATAAGCACCGACATAAGAACTAGGAGAAGTTGTTGGTTCCCATAGCAAAGATTGTCCGTCTGTTGTTTTTATCCAAAACTGCATAGTACAAGTAGTGCTTGATGTAATATTTCCACTAAATACAGCTCCTCCGCCACTCACTTGGGTCATTGAAAATGTTCCTATTGAATTCCAACTAAGCGCCGCTCCAAAAGTAAAGTCATAACCATTACCGCTTAAATCTTTCCAAGCTGTCCCTGTACCTGGGTAACTTCTTTCAGACCCTGCATCTAACGCTAATACTAATCCGTCTGTTATTATATCTGGTCCACCGTATGCTCCCATATTATTCTGGTGGATTTGGGTCAGTCCATTCTGGAGTCGACATTATTGCTAAAATCTCTTCGTGAGTGTAAGGTCCTTCGTATGAACTTAATGTTGACACAAATGCAGGTTCATCACCCTCCCACTTTAATACTGTTTGTAAACCATCAACTGATAGTCTAACTGTATCTTCTGATGTTTCCATAACTTCGTTGAAATCAACTAAAGATAATTCGTCTGTGTTTATTGCAATGTATGTTATCATAATTCAAATCTTGATTTTTGTGCGTTAAAATTTTGCAGTACTTCTGCTGCAGACAAAGCTTTATTGTACATTTTTACAGTAGCCATACTTCCGTCTAAATAATAGCCTGTTGAGTTATGTGAACCAAAGTATAAAGGTGCAGTACTGGTAGTGAAACCTATACCAGTTCCAGACTGACCAAAAAGTTCACCGTTTCTGTATAAGTAAATCCTATTACCATCATAAGTTTGAGTAATAAAAACCCATTTATTAGCGTCGTTAGTAAACACATTGTTAAAAGTGTATTCAGGGCTACTATCAGTGTCTGTATAGACTAAAAGATCATCATTTAGTATTAGATGTCCATAAGACTGACTAAATCCTCCTTTCATTACAGGCGCCCAAAAACCTCCTATTATACTATTAAGTTTTAACGTGTAAGATATAGTGAAAGATTGGTTTGCCGTAAATTGAGGTGAGTTTGCGTTAGCTATACTTATGTAGTCATCTGTGCCATCAAATTCCCAATAACCACCATTAGCACTATTAAATGCTACCCCGTTAACTAAAGTTCCAGTAGAACTATCTATTATATTGCTCGCGGTAGTTCCTGATCCTGAGTAACTTCTTTCACTCCCCGCGTCATACGCGAGCAATAATTCATCTGTTACTATATTTGGTCCTCTATAAAATCCCATATTATATTGCTCTTATTAATGATTTAACACTCCAGTCATCTGAAGTCACTGTTGCTAATAATCTCATATTAGCTCCTGATATATCTACACTTAATGTAACATCTGATGTGTCACCTAAGTCGTTAGTCGATGTTTCTGTAAATTCTACTAAAGGAGTTGTATCCCCGTCGTGACAAGCATAAACTGTACCTGATCTTACATTTGTACCTTTCTTAACAACAAAGTCAAAGAAAGCTGCGGTATAAGTAGCGTGTGCTACTTGAGCAACTACTTCAGCACCTGTATCTATATCTGTATTTTCTTGGTTAGATAGTAAAGCGTCTGTAATTTCTACATTACCTCCAAAAGGTATCATAGATATAGTAGCTTTTTTAGTATCAGCCCCTGTAACTTCAATAGACATTTGAGTTGTTAGACCATAGTCTGTATTTGCTCCCCAAGTTGGAACTTGAAATAATAAGTTACCTGTTGAACTATAATTAGGAGATCTTTGCCCTATAATAGCACCACCTGGTATTTCACTTTGTGCTGTATTACCTAAATATAAAGTACCTACTTCACTTGAATTTTCTGATCTTATAATTCCATTTACATCAAGTTTATAGCTAGGACTAGTCGTCCCGATACCAACGTTTCCTGTATTTAATACTGTCATTAATGAAGCAGCTGCTGAACTATAAGATACAAAAGCAGCAGTTGTTGTTGCCCCAATTAAACCTCTATTTACTCCGGCTATATCAAGACCAATTAAAGCTGTTGCTCCACCTGTTCTATTCAAATGCAAAGGAGTTGTACCTGAATTAACAGATAGTTTATGCCCAGGACTAGTTGTCCCTATACCTACGTTACCATCACCTTTGATAACCATTTTTTGGGTAGCGTGATTTAAATTAGCTACATCATTATTATGAGTATAAAAATTAAGTTGTGTACCCCAATGAGATGCGTTATCACTCCTCGAACCAGTAATTCCACTCCAATGCGTTCCAGTTGTACTGCTTCCTGTGGCAAAATAAATACCAACCATATCATCTGCATTAGAAGTTAAAACGTTTCTAATACCCTTCATATTACTTGCGGAATCCAATGTAGCTGAGTAAGCGTTTGCTCCTGTTGACGCTACGTTTAATTTAGAGGCAGGACTAGTCGTTCCAATACCTACGTTGCCGCCGTTAAATAAAGCATAATTACTAGCCCCATCAAAACTAACTAATGATGTTCCGTCATAATCTTTTATATTTAATGTGTTTGTTCCAGGTTCTATTTTCCAAAATTGATTTGCAACAAAACTGTCTATTCTTATAGTTCCTGCTTTTGAATTTGCATTATCACCTAAATGAAGTAAATTCTGAGGACTAGTCGTACCGATTCCGACGTTACCGTTACGTAAAATAGTCATTTTACTGTCAGATATAGTAGCGTCTGAGTTGTTAAGAGTGTCGCTATTTAAAAAATGAAGTTTTCCTGTTCCATAACTG